GATTCGTAGGCGTTACGACCCTACGACCACTCAGATAATGATTGGCCTAGTAACCCAACCGAGATGAATATAAAAAAGTATAAAAACTTTTGTATAGCCATCTTCGGATGGCTTACAATTCGATTAAAAATCGAACGTAAGCTGACTTTACCTTTGGAACGTCTTCTTGAGAAGTTCTTCATCGTCTTTTCGACGAGGGGAACCCAATCCGCTATTCAATTCAATAAAGAATTGAGAAGTGAATTGTTTCGTGTTTTATCACGATATAATCAAGAAGATCTTTCTCGGACTGATATCGAATTACCTAAAAGACTTAAATTTCTTAAGGATATAGGGAAAGATAAATTAGTACCTTTTTTAAAGCTACTAATTACCGTTCTCTATGTCTCAAGAGCTTTAAGAACCAAAGCAATACCGAGTTTTCAGAGCATTACGAGCCCCTCTACGATGAGGGAGTACCCGTTCTGCAAAGAAGACTTTGTAAAGTTTTGGACTCAATTAGGATATTCGGAGAAGCTAAAGCCTAATAAACTTTTAGATTTTCAGCATTATCATGTCTCGGGGAAGGCTGGTCCTAACGGACCGGCTGTATGGACTTCTATTAGTGATCTACTATCTTTAGATACAAATTTGGTGAAACATATTTGTATTTTAGGTGGTAGAAAACTAACAGAATACATACACCTCTTGACAAAATATTTGCCGATGCTAAAAGAATATTTCTCTGCCATACCAGGTATATCGCGAAAGCTGATATACTTTTCTGACAGAGAGGGGAAAACCCGAGAGGTAGCAATCTTTGATTACTACTCTCAGACTTCCTTAATACCTTTACATAAGTATTTGTTTAAGGTATTAAAGAAGATTCCTCAGGATTTTACTTTTGATCAGACAGGATTTGAAAGCTCTTTAAGTACCTCAAAGGTTTTCTACAGTATTGACCTTACGGCCTTTACTGATAGATTCCCAATTAGGGTAAATAAAGACTTACTTGAACCTCGCATCGGCCCCGAAAGGGCTGAGGCTTGGTTTCAAATAATGACTCAGGAATTTTCTTCAGATATTGGACGGATCCGATATTCTGTTGGAAATCCCATGGGTGCTTACTCATCTTGGAACTCTACAACCTTAGCACACCATTTTGTGGTGTGGAAAGCTTGTAAAAACAAGGGTCTAAATTGGAAGACATTACCTTATGCAATGCTTGGTGATGACCTAGTAATAGGAAACCGTCAAGTAGCATTAGAGTATTGTCGACTAATAAGGACTCTTGGAGTTCACTGGTCAAAGGAGAAAACTCATATCAGTGCCCACTTCTTTGAATTCGCAAAACGACTTCATTGGTGTGGACACGATATAAGCCCATTCCCTACAGCAGGTCTATGGTCTGAGCGAAACCGCCTTAGCGGTCAAGTTCAGGTCATGGATAATGCTGTGAGTAAAGGGTGGTTTTCGGCTTCTGAGTGCCAAGAATCCCTGGATGAGTACTTTAGTTTTAGAGGACTCCCACGTCGTTTAAGGACGAAGTGGAAGGACTCTATGATTAAAGTATGGAAAATTGTTTCCATCCTACAGAAGAAATCTTCGGCACTGGAATTACTTCCTTTTGTGGAAAAGATTTCAGCTGTCGTAGCGAGCAAGTTAGATGAAACTAAAATACAAAATATTTTAGTTAATTCTATCATGCTCAGCTTCGTGGACTCATCTTCAAACTTATTAGACAATAAGAAACACAAGGATAGTTTAGGCGGCTATGCCGAAACTATTACTATGTTTCTTACATCTTTTATGTTTGAACCAGGATTCGAAGACTCTATTTCTCTTCCGGAATCACTCCCACACACTCACGTGTGGGGAGTAATTTCTGAACAGTATCTAATGTGCCAAAGAGAAGCATATATAATAGATACTATCAGAGGAGGGGATTGGGATCCCCTTTTAAGGAATCTAAGGATTCCTTTGTCTGATAGATCTCTCTACTTTGGTAGAAAGATGGATCTATTAACTATGCACTCTTCTAGCATAGTAGATAAGTTCGAGGAAAGTATTCATCAATTAAAGATGTACCCTCAATTAATATAGATCCAACTATATTAATTGTTGATAAGTCTCTAATTGAGGTACTTCCAGAAGTAGAGTCAGTTGAGACCGGTCAATCATTGACCCGGACGGCTTAGCCGCTTTTCCCCCCCTGAGGGG